AATCCGACAGAGATGGCTGCGGTTAGCGGCAATGTCTCTGGATCCTGCACCGTTCCCCTTGTGTGCGCCGCTGAGTGTGCTAGCAAAGACCAGCCGCTCCGTTGGTGTAAGATCCTGACTGAGGGCGAGAAACCACCCGATCTCTCTCCCTACATTACTTGGCGTTTGGACGTCTTCGCCTTCGGGGGGGAAACAGTCATACCCAATGCAATGGATCTTCACTTATCTTGGTCTGCTGACTTTCGCAATCAGCGTTCTTCCCCTGCTTATAGTTTGGGTGCTTTGGTGCAGCTCGTCAACGCTGGTTTCAATACCGGCGCTGTTCCTTTCTTTGCGGGTAGTTCTGTCACCTATAACACCATTGGCGCCACGTTTGGAGACACGTTGGTGCAGGGTGGCCCCGGTTTTACCTTTCCGTACAACCTCCCTGCTGGTACGATCATTTACATCGTTTTGCAGGTTGAAGGTACAAGCCATGCCACTGTCATCTGTCCTGATCTTGCCGGAACCAACGGCATGGCGGAGGTTAATATGCTCGCTAGTTCTAGTGGACCGCAGAGTGCCGCCGATGTTCGTATCCCCTCAACATCAACCACCACTGGTGAGGCTCTCGGGCAGTGGTCGTTTAAATATGATGGCAGTGGTAGTTATCTTGAACCACCTTCTCTTGCTTGGACGGGCAGCGCTTCTGCTCCTAGCCCCAACTTTGGTATTTTATTCATCACCACTGTCTCACCTCTCGTTCTACCCCAGCCGGCCATCGTCCCCCTCGACGCCAACACCAAGGGAATTAAAACTAAAAACGTCGCCCTTCGTCCGTCTCGCGGGCGAATGTTTCTTTACCCCGCTAGCATGCCATATGACGAGTGCGTTCGTTTGGCGCGTGCCGCCGGTTACCGTCTCACAGGATCCGCTAAGACGCACGGTGGCATGTTCGCCTACGACTCGGTGCAGCTTGGAGAGGGCGTCACTAGTGAATCTAAGCAGGCCACCTCCGAGTGCGGGTGGGA